TTCCATTACGATTTTTGATGTCTCCTTGAAGAAAGACACCCTCAATGTACAATTTTTTACCGGCACCTTTGCCTTCGGTAATGATCTTTACGTTTGAAATTTCTTCTGTGATAAGTTTCATTTTTTTATGCAGTAAATCCTACTTTTGTTGCTCTCACAGCAGTGTTATCAGCCCAGATAACATAACTTGCTTGCTTTTCCAAAAATTCAACATGTCCTGTTGGCATACTAAAAGAAACGGTATCAGCAGCACCAACAGTGCTTGCCATACTTACAACAGCAGTGCTACCAACACCATTGTATAATCTCACAACCGTTGCATTAGAAACACTAGTTCCACCTGCAGAGCTATTACCAAGAGCAATTTCGTCACCGATTAATAAAGTTCTTGACATTATTCTTGTTCCTCTGATGATTGATTGTCACCGAATAAGGATGCACCCACTGTTGGACGAATAGTATCAATTCTTTGTGCCGCTTTGGCATAAAGAGCATCCTTGATCTTGTCACTAATGTCCGATGCAGAAGCATCTGATCCTATCAAATTTACAATTTCTTCCATAAAAAGTGATTATAACTATATTTTTTATTTATATCTCACCGCCTTTTGGTTCTTTGACTTGAGTGATTTCTCCTGATGCCTCAAGATCTGGTTCCATTGGAACATCACCCATCATGCCCATTTCACCTTCTTGTGGTAATGGTTCTCCAGTAATAGGATCAATTGAACTTGGATCTGGTATGATACCGTCCTTGATTTCTTGTTCAATCTGTTCGTCCATCTCAATAATTTCTGTATCAGTTTGACGAAGAACTCTTTTGCGAACCCATTCGGTGGAATAATACTTTCCAATATAAGGTTCAATCGTTGCAAGAATACCAAGACGCTCATTGAGCATTTCCGATTCTTTCAGTTCGGCAAATTGATTATCATAAAGAAAATCATACTGAATATGATCGGCAATCATTTCCCAATCTTCTGGTGACACAATATTCTTAAGAATCAATTGTGTCCTCAGCATATCGTTAAACATCTGAGCAAATCTCTTTCTCAGACGACCAACGAACTTGGCAAATTTAAGTTCGTCTCTTAAAATTTCTGAAGAACGACCAAGATTAAAACCACCATCAGCAGCAATTCTTGATTCTGGAACTCCAAGTGCTCTGTAGAGTTTCTTTTGGAAATACTCAATATCGGCAAGTTCTCCTAAGTTCTGACCACCGGGGAGAGTGGTGATCTCAGTTCCACGACCACCTTCTCTTCTTGGAAGCCAAAAATCTTCCAACATGGACATGAATTTACGATCATCACGAACTTCTCCAGTATTTGCATCATAAACCAGTTTGTTACGATAACGCATCATAACATCACGGAGATATTGTTCTGCCTTTACTTTAGGTAGATTGCCAACATCAATATAGAAAATTCTACGTTCTGGTGCTCTTGACAAACGATAGATAACCAGAGAATCCTCAATCATTCTCAGTTGATTGAGTGCCTTGATTGCTTTATGGAGATATGAGAGAACAGAACCCTTATTTCTATCTACAAGACCAGAAGTTACATATGTGATAGAATCTTTGGCAATCTTGATTGAATTTTTCTGCTGTCCGCCACCCATTGATGGATAGTTTGGTGTCGGAGTATATAAGAAATATTCATCAATCTCAGGATTGATAACCTTTTCTTCCGATACGAGACGAAGATTTACTAGTCTTTGCTCATCCTTCTTCTTTTTTTCTTGGCGAATATATTTGATCTTCATTGGATCAATATATCTCAATTCCTTGATACCCTCTTGTGGTTTTTGGGTATCAATAACCTTCAAATAATAAAGTCTACCATCAACATACCAATTTCTAAAAATTTCATGGGACTTTCTATCAAAGTCCAGTATTTCTTTAATTCTTTTAAATTCATCACGAATTGTTTTTTTCAGTCTATCGCTCGCATTCAAGTTAGATAACTCAATCTCAATTGGAGAATCATAAAGATCGCTAACGATTGCCTCATTTACGACATCTTCAATGGCACCATCACACTCTGGATGAAGTGCCATTTCACGATATCTTTTAATTAAATCATATTCAGTTCTATATACACCTTCTATGTCTACATATTGACCATAAAATCCGCTAGAAATATAATGATCAACCCCGTCCTCATTAGTTTGAGGAACGGGGGACACTATAGAATCGGATTTCTTTTCTTTATCCTCAATAGAAAAACCAAAAAGTTTTGCCATATTATAATCTTGTTTTAGACTGCTGTTCTACTATTTAGGCGATGTCTTCACCGCCAGCATTAGGAGAAGTTCCCCTTGATGCTTCCCACCACTGAACCTGAAGTTCTACTGTGAACTCTTCAATGGTGTCAGTTGTCTCATAACTTAAGTCAATGGTTGAGATGTTGGTTGGGAATACATCATAGAAATGGTAAGATCTGAGGATTCCACCATCACGGGCAAGCTGATAAACATATGCATCTGCTTGATATGCTTCTGGATCTGTCAATCCAGTACCATCATTCATCTTGTTGATGGTGTTCATCCACTTCTCAAATGCTGAGCGAATGGAGAAATCAACATCGTTGATGACGGTAATTGTCCAAGTCTCAAATGTTCTGTCTCCAGCGATCTTAAGAATACGACCTCTGAATGGAACATCGATTGGAGCAACTGTTGATGCTGGCAGTGCCGCTGCCTTGACAAGAAATCTTGCTTTTTGGAGAGTGTCATTATCGACACCAACGGCACCAGGGAATGCTAACTCAACTTCAAATAGATTGGGTCTTGCACCACCACCAGTTAACTTACTCTTGAAATCGGTGATTTTTCTGAGTGGAATGTTGTTTACTTGTTGACGGGTTGCCATAGTTCTTTAAACCTCTAATTTAATTAAACGTTACCAATTACTTCTTCAAAAGCAACACCAGTTCTGGTGGCAACAAATGTAAGACCGATGAAGTTAATCGACCTTGC